GATAGAGGTAAAACTATAATGGCAAGAGATTTAGACACAACAAACACAACCGTTTCTACAAGTAGAAGAGCTGTATACAGGGCTAGGTACCAAACAAGAGCTTATATAGAAAAGAATGGCTTAGGTGCTCCAGCAATTAAAGACCTTAATTTCCTCGAAAGATTAAATTATGGATGTATCGATGATGAAAATTATTCTGTTATACCAAACGAATCTTTTCTTGTAAATCTTGGCGGGGGTTCATTTGGTTCTTTAAGAGTATTTGATTTTGTGGCAGATGCTTTTTCTAACATGCGTTTTAATTTTACAATCGCTTGTCAAAAGGGGTTAATACAGAAAGAAGGGGCGGCTTTTGCAGAAATGAACCCTATAGAGGCATATCAAAATCCTAGAATAAAATATGACGAATATATTGGTACAATAATGTCCAGATTTAATAATGATCATATACCGAAAAACATCGATATAAACAATATATCATCTTATAACGACTATGTCAAAGCCCTTCTACCTTTTCTTGAAGAATTTAATAATGATAAACCGATTACAATGTCCCGTTGGTTAAAATCATTTCATTCTTCTATTTTAGATACCGGGTTGGCTATAAAATACTTTGATATGCCCTTTGACGCTGATCAAAGAAAAATAGATGAAATAATTGATCACCCATCATTTGAATATTTTAAAAATTTATGTTTAAACATGGGATTTAGTATTGTTCATAACAATCCAAATATTCTATTATTTGATGTTGGTTCTCCAGCAGCAAAGCCTTACTTAACTAGATATGGTTTATTTACACTTGGTACTATTTTTGATAATAGATATCATTTATCACACATACATGACATGAACTATTTAATAAATAATATTAATATATACTATAATAAATTTGCTATCGTTCATCCTAGAACAAAAGTTGTTACAGTAAAATGCAGGAAAACAGTTTCTACATTCATCTCCAGAGAAAGAGTCAGTAATGATTTTTCACCATTTTCAGAAAAACAGTTGTTATCTTTATATACAAAAATAAGAAATATCGAAGAAGGATTTCCATTTACGAATCAGAAAGTTAATGAAATATTAAGAAAAGCAAAATATTTTCAGAAAAAATTTGACAACCTTTCAGCAATTGGTTATATTAGTAATATATTCAAAGACCAAGTATGGAACAAAAATTATGGCTATGATGATTCCCGGAAGCGCCTTCAGGGAAAACCCACTGCCAGGTCTAGTCGAATAATAAGAGGAGAAGGCTCCATAAGAAGCCCAAGCGGCGGAGGAACTTCTTCAGGATACTAGGAGGACACATGGTATTCCAAATAATGGATGACAAAAAAGATTGCATCGGAATATACACAGATGGAAAATTTATTTACGATAGGATCCCAACAAACGTTGATAGTACTTGGGGTTATTCTGATCATCTTAGAGACCGCCACATTCAATATGGTGTACTATGGACTCAAGGATCTTCGATATCAGATATCTGCCCTGAACATTTGTCAGCAAGATGGAAATCGGCTGAAAAAAAGATAAAAGCACATTTCAAATCTCTTTACACTACTAACATTAATGTGAGCGATGTATGCTTTTTTGATCTTGTTCCAGGCAAACAATTGAAGCATTATTTCCAGACTAAGAATGAAATTTGTGAATGGATTTTCGAAAATCTTGACAAGCCAACACATTACGGGCTTTTACATGATAGTTATATAACTCTTCAAAATATACAAAAACGAGAACTAAACATCAACAAGCATAAACTTTTTAAATATTCCAAATATGATGCGAAAGCAAAACATCTTTGGCATTGGGTTAAGCAACAAAGCAATATATACATCAAATACAACCTCTTTGGAAGCGTCACAGGGCGCCTTACAACAATGGAGGGGTCATTCCCCATAATGAATCTTAAAAGCGAATTAAAGGACATTGTTCGACCCAAGTGGGACTGTTTTTTAGAGCTTGACTTTAATGCCGCCGAGATAAGAACAATGATATCCCTTATGGGACAAGAACAGCCACAGGAGGACATTCATGAGTGGAACATTAAAAACATCTTTAAAGAAGAAATTAGTAGAGAAAAAGCAAAGCAAAAGTTTTTTGCCTGGCTATATAACACGGAAAACAAAACTATCGATTCTGAATACTATAGTAAAGAAGCTCTCGTCGAAAAATTTTACAAAGAAGGTCAAATACAAACGCCCCTTGGTAGAAGGACAGTATGCGATAGATTTCACGCGCTCAACTACCTCTTACAATCAGCTTCCTCGGACAATTGTCTCGATCGCGTCAACAAACTTGAAAAGTTTTTAACAGGAAAAAAATCTTATGTCGCCTTTACTATACACGATTGTGTTATTATTGACCTTCATCGGGACGATCGTTCTCTTATTCCGCAGTTAAAACAAATTTTTGAAGATACAAAACTAGGACAGTTTATGTCCTCTTGTCATATAGGGAAAAACTTTGGAGACATGAGGAGTTTTGCGTGGAACTAAGAGAAGGAGATTTGGTGGTTACCCTCCCTAGAGTTGAAAAAATCCGAGCCATAATAGATAAAATAGGGCAAGGACAAATCGGAGTGGTTGTCAGTATGAGTTCTCGTTTTGACAAGAAGACTGTATACGGTGTTCTATTGGAAGGAACAGTATATTATTTATTTGAAGATGAAATTGAAAAACTGGAGGAAGAATGATAGTTTTTATTTTAATATTTTTTATGTCTGCTTTTGCGGACACTGTCAGAATGACAACTATAGGGCTGTATAAATTTTCTTTATCTGGTCATACTATCGAAATTAACGGCGATAATAATACTTTAGCTGAACAAAGCTTAAACCATTATGAAATTACCTCAAGTAACTCTGAACGAGTTAGGTTTGATTTCATTGATGAAACCAAGGTGGTAATACTTTTTCAGGATGGTCACCAAGTAGAATATAAAATAAATCTTTTATATCAGGATGAAAATTTTAAGTGTTACGACATAGTAAGAAAAAACAAGGCACAAGTTTGTTTTGATTATAATTCTGAAATGATTAAGTGGTATCAAAACCCCGTTCATTATAATAACATAATTACTTGGAATAATCTTTATTATTTTTGTAATATACATTTCAAAGATGGAGAAAAAACATGGTAATTATAGGTCTTGGTAATGCAGGCTGCAGCATAGCCTCTCTGTTTAAAAAGCACAAACAATATGAAATTGTATTGCTTGATGCTGGTAAAGGAATAAAAAAATGTAAGACCGTTGAAGAATATGATCAGATTAATTACAGGCCTCGACGTAAGGCCATCAAATCCGCCTCTGAAGGCATTCTATTTGTTTGCGGGAGTGGTAAGATTGCTGGAGCTACGCTGCGCGTTCTAGAGGGTCTCAAGCACGTTAAAATGCAAGTTATTTATCTATGTCCCGACCTCGAATATTCTTCGAGAGAAGAAAGATTGAGACACAAGGTTCATTTTAATGTTCTTCAAGAATATGCTCGGTCTGGTATGATTGAAGAGCTAATAATATTAGATAATAAATTGCTATTGGACATAGCAGGCCATGGTACAGTTTATAAATATTATGAGAAAGTTAATCATTATGTCTATTCTGTCATGCATACGCTCAATTATTGCAAGAATGTAAACCCGGAGTTTAGCTCTGTGCATGCCCCTAAAGAAGTTAGTAGGATAGCAACTCTTGGCCATGGCGAGGTAGAGAAAAAAGAAGAAAAGTTGCTCTTTTTGCTTGACAACATAACCGAAACGAGTTATATTATAAATATAAATGAAGATGATTTAGCTAACGACATTGATCTTCTTCCAACCATTAAAGTAATGGTCGGAAAGAACAAAAAGTTAGAGAGAGAAACCTCATTCGCAATTTGGTCCACAACTGAGGACACAAATTATTATTATACTAAGCATTATACGCATTACATTCAAGAAATTGAAAAAAAAGAAGAAAATAATATTTGACAACCTAACCACAACAGGTTACATTATATATATGTTCAACAAAAAGGAGAATCTATGAGCATTACACAACAATTCCCAGTTCACACTGGTACATTCACCACACAAAAAGGTGAAAAACGCACGATGTCTTTTATTAAAGTAACTGACCTTCCTGCATCGTTTACTAACGTTTCTACTCGGTCTAGAAATCTTCGTCCGGGTTTTGAAACAGTTTACGATATTGATAAAGGAGCCTATCGTACCTTTAATCACAATTCGGTCATTGGTTCTGTTAGAGTATCACATCGAAGCGTCACTATTCGAGGGTAGTCCCTTGGGTTTTTGTTCATTTTTCTCCTTAAAAAATGTTCATTTTTTTCTTGACAAGGAAGCAAAACTATGTTATATTATATACATAATGAACACTTGGCAGTAAGGTTGAAACCCTGCTGACCTTAAAATAGCAAAACTAGGAGAACCACTATGGCTATTAATATTGAAACGATGCGAGCCAAATTGAATGCATCTAAAACTGGCAAACGTGCATCTAACAGTACGAAATGGCGCCCTGCACAAGGCGATCAAACCGTTCGTATTCTTCCTACAGAAGATGGAGATCCCTTCAAGGAGTTTCATTTCCACTATAATGTAGGCAAAAACCCCGGACTTCTATGTCCAAAGAAGAATCATGGAGAAGATTGTCCAATCTGTGAATTTGCGTCAAAATTGTGGCGTGAAGGTGTAGAGAATGACGATGTAACACTCAAAACAGAAGCAAAAAAGCTTTTTGTTCGTAAGCGCTACTATTCTCCCATTATTGTTCGTGGCAAAGAATCCGAGGGAGTTAAAGTTTGGTCTTATGGAAAGATCGCATACGAGACCCTTCTGGGTTACGTCCTCGACCCTGACTATGGCGATATCACTGATACTGAAGCCGGTACTGATATTGTGCTCAATTATGATATCCCAGGGACTCCAGGATCTTTTCCTAAGACCGTCTTGAAACCTCGTCGACGCCCGAGTGTCCTTTGTGATGAAGCTATAGCTGATTGTGAAGAACTGCTTGAATCTATTCCTGATATTGCTGGTCTATTTGAACGCAAAACATCAGAAGAACTTCAAGCCCTACTTGATGCTTTTCTCTCTACTGATGCGTCCTCCGAAACTAATTCAACTGAGACTAGTAAGTATAGTCAAGTAGGTTCGGGCGTTGACAAGGCCTTTCAGGAATTTATGAATGATAAATAGGTCGTAGTCCTCCTGTGTTGTAAAGGGTACGCCGTCCGCCCTTGGTTAAAAAGTGGCGGCTTTTTTTTAAGGAGGCTGCATTGGGCAAAGTAATTAAAATGACTACCAAACCAGGAAAAATAGATATCTCTGCAATGAAAAAGTTCGTCAACAAAAAAGTTGGCATGGACGTTGCACATGATCTTCGGGAAGACAATCCCACCGAAGTAAAACAATGGATTCCAACAGGATCTCGCTGGCTTGACTCTATTACAGTTAGAGGAAAGTATGGTGGAATTCCCGTTGGAAAGATTACCGAAATAGCAGGGTTGAGCACTGCTGGTAAATCTTTTATGGCTGTGCAAATAGCTGCAAATGCTCAAAAGATGGGGATGTTCGTCGTCTACTTTGACGCCGAAAGTGCCATCGATCCAAAGTTTCTTGTTGATGCTGGAGTGGATACTAGTGAAAATTTTCTCTATGTCCAAGCAGTTTCGGTGGAAAAGACTTTGGAAACCATTGAAGATTCGATGGGTGAATATCCAGAAACGCAGTTTCTTTTCATCTGGGATAGCATTGCCGCTACTTCATCAGAGAAAGAGATTGAGTCTGATTTCAACCCTCAATCAACAATGGCGGTTAAGCCTCGCATTTTTGCTAAGGCTTTTCCAAAGCT